AAAATCAATGATTATCTAATAGATAATTCTTGTAATATATTATTATCTGGCAGTTTAGTACGTAATCCAGGAGATTTGTTTTATATTATGGCATTCAAAACTGCAGCAGAACAAATGCATCCTGCAGATTTTGCATATTCAGAAATTTGGTTAATAATCAAACGAGATATGTTATTTAAAGAAAATAATTTCTTTGATTCACTATATTTATCCAGATTTATGTCATTAAAGAATCCAATAGAGGCTTATGATATATGAATAATTATTTTGGTAATTATAAAGGAATTGTGGTCAAATCTATACCTAATAAAAATGGTATATGTAAGATTTATGTGCCTGATATATATCCAGAAGAATATAGAGAGAAGCCAGATTTATTACCTGATGCTATTCCAGTTATTCCAATAGGATTTAATAATGATGGTAATACTAATGGTTTATTTGCTACGCCTAAAGAAAATTCAATTGTATGTGTATTTTTTGATGGTGGTAATATCAATTATCCATTTTATTTTGGTGTAATTCCAGCAGGCACTAATTATGATTATCTATCTAAATTAAGTAAAGAAAATACAAATATAACACATAATACAAATAAAATCAATTTTGATAGTACAATCAATGATATTTCTGATTATAATACTTCAAATAGTGGAGAACAAATTGATAATAGTATTAATAAAATATCTGATATATTATCTGATAAAATTAATATAGATGATTTGGTTAATGGATATATAGCTGAAGAAACAGCTAATTTAACTAAATCGGTTGATATATTTAGTAGCATTGGTCAAGAAACTAGTAAATTCTTAAGTAACATATCTGGTGAAATTGAAGAAGGTACAGGCAAGTTTATTAAAGAGCAATTAAGTAATATTAATCAAGAAACTATCGGTGGTATGATAGAATCATTTACAAAGTTAACGGAATTTATTGAGCAGACTACTAGTAAAATTACTACTATTAATCAAAATAATATGATATTTAATAAAATATCTGATATTTTAGCAAATAATCAATCTAAAATAAATGATATTATTAATTCAATTAAATCAAAATTAGCAAAAAATATATCATTTTTACCTACTGAAGAAGAAGGTGAAGAAGAGCTAGAAGAAGAAAGTAAAGAAGAAATAATAATTGATGAAGATAGCAAAAAAGCAATAGTAACAAATATATTTCTTAAAGAAAAAAGCAAAAATATTACACTATCTAATAGTGATATATTAAAAAATATATGTGGAAAATATAATATTAATTTATCAGATAATGATTTGAATAGCTTATCTACGCAACTTGATTCAATTATTGATAATAAAATCATGCATATTACTACAAATCAACAAACCGATTTATTATTGAATAATATACGTAATACATTAGAGTCAATAGCACCAACATTACAAATACTTACTTTTATTCTACCAGAAATATCAAAAGCAATTGTTACGCCATTACAAGGATTAATTAAATTAGGTAATATTTTAGATATATCTATCCGTGATAAGGGCGATGGTAATAAAGCAATATATATACAATTTAAAGGAGATGTTAACGTTATACATGAAGGTAATGTTTTTTCAATAACCAATGGTAACAATATCAATATAACAACTAAATCTAATGTCAGGCTTGCAAGTAATAATTTTGATATTCCACCAGCTACACCAATGAGTTTGATTTTTGGTTCATTGATTTCAGAAGAAGGCACACCATTAGATGAAAGTGAAACTAATACCGAGTCTATATATACACAGAATTTTGGTAGTGATTTTGATAGTAATATAGATTATACAACACAGATGACAGAGCCTATCTCATTGAATATCATATAATTATGAAAAAACTATTTATACCATTATTTTATATTTATAATCATAAACGTAAATCTACATGGACAATTATGCAATCTGATATTTCAGATTCAGAAATCAGTTATATCAAAAATTATATATTAACTTATTGTCCAACAGGATATCAACCATCAATTACATTTTTATTATCACCACCAGACGAAGCAGGAAATATAACAGACAATAATATTAGTAATATAAATAATATTAATCTTAAAAAAGTAATAAACAAAATAGCATATTTTGGTGTTAATAATATAGCCAGTATACCATGTTTATATACTGACGATAAAGACCCTGATTGGAGAAGTATCAATAATCATATTAATAATTGGAAAATCATTCATAATTATATGAAAAATTATATATCTGGATATTTATTATCAATTGAGACTAATGAAAAAGCTAATAATATCAATAATATAAGAAATGCATTTAATATAATGAAAAATAATTTATCTGGAGTAGAATTATATTCTACGCATTTACAATATAAATCTAGTGGTATAGATTGGAATAAAGAATCAGATTTATTTTCAGAATTGAACATTATTTTTGTAGAAAATTCATGGTCTCCGACTGACGCTAAAGATATTGACATAAATAAATTTAGTAACGAAATTGAAGAAATAGCTAAAAATAATCCAAATAAAAAGATGATATTTATTGAATATAATGTTTTTATTGAAGATAATAGTTATGCCAAACAAAAAAATAAATTAATAGAATTAGCTAATAAATATCCAAACATCGTCGGTATTGGTTAAACTATTTTAACTATTTTAGTGATTTCTATGCATGCTGAAGCAATTTTGTTTCAGCATAAGCATTTTCTTGCTTCAACGAGTCGTTTCTGAATATCTCGACCAAAATATGTCAAGAGATTTAATTCAAAATGAGTTAAATAGAATAATCAAATCACATAATTTAGATTCAAATACTAATGAATATAATAATTAATTTAGAAACAATTAAGAATATTCTTATTAAAATCAACCGATAAAAAAATAAATAATATAGTACTATCAAAATTTGGTATATATTTATTAATTTTATTTGTCTAAGACAAGTCTATAAATTTTTTATTATGTTAAATCCAAATAACAAATACTATCGTGGTAATATTAATATACCATCAGTTAAATCTAAAGAGATAATAACTAAGGAAGAGTATAATCGTCGATTAGATGAAATAGAAAAATGTAAAAATGATATTAAATATTTTGCTGAAAATTATTTTTATATAGTTAGTCTAGATAAAGGTAAGCAAATAATTAAGTTATATAATAAACAAAAAGAATTCTTAGATGTATTATCTAGATATAATAGAGTAGTCACTGTAGCTTCTAGGCAGACTTTTAAGACAACTACATATACTATATTTTGTTTGTGGTTAGCTATGTTTTTCCGAGATAAGAAAATCTTGATAGTAGCTAATAAGGCATCTACTTGTTATGAGATTATGTCAAGAATACGATTTGCTTATGAAATGTTGCCATTGTGGTTGAAGTGTCCTGTAACTACATATAACAAAGGCAGTATAGAGTTTGCTAATAATTCTAGGATAGAGGCAGAATCTACATCTTCAGAGAGTGCTAGAGGTAAGTCTGTTAATGTATTGATAGTAGATGAAGCCGCTAGAATAGCTAAGAATATTTTAGATGAGTTTTGGATGAGTATTTATCCAACAATATCATCTGGATTGAATACTAAGGTAATAATGGTGTCTACACCGAACGGTATTTCTGGATTATTCTATGATACATATATGTCTGGAAAAGATTATAAAGATAATAATGGTATGTTTATAGAAGCTGATAAATTATGTAGTGGTGATTGGGTGCGTGTCCGTATAGATTGGTGGGAGGTAGATAATCGAGATAATTCTTGGAAAGAAATGCAATTAAAGTCAATGTCAGAAGAAGAATTTGCTCAGGAATATGGCAATTCATTTATTGTTTCTTCAGATTTCAAGAATGTATTTCCAAATAATTTAATTGAAGAACTTAGACAAAATGCCTCCAGGATCGCCGAGAAAATACCCCGGTCTTTCCAGGAATTGCCGAAAGTGCAGGGCCCGTATATAGCATCGTCCAAGGAGCCAAATATATACCTTGACAGAATTAAAGATAGAGCTTATCTATTATCAGTAGATAGTAGCAGTGGCAGTTTATCCGATAAAAATGCATTTATTGTTTGGGATATAACAAATTTAAATAATATAGTTACTGCAGCCACATTTTCTGATAATTCTATTATTTTACAAGATTTTGCTAAATTAGTCTACGAAATCGCCAAAGAATACAATAATCCATTGATAATCTCTGAAAATAATGGTATATCTGAAGCTTTTATTACTTTAATTAGACAACTAAATTACGAAAATATATTTATTTCTAGGAATTCCAGAAAAACAAGATATGGCATACATTTAGACTATCAAATCAAAAATGAAATTATCAATTATATGACTTTTCTATTAAATAATAAACTATATAACCTAACTATTCTAGATAATGATGTAATATCAGAAATGGAATTATATGTCAAATCTACAAGTAAACGTGGAGATAATCTTTTCAAATTTAAAGCACTAAATAAAACTGACGATCTAGTTTCCTGTATTTTACTATTATTCTTTATTCTCAAACCTGAAAATCTACAAAGATATTACAAAATACTAAAATCATATAAAATATCTGACTCCCAAGAAATTCCAGTATTAGTCAGCCATCCAGATTTCAACAATTACGATAATCTACATTTATTAGAAAAATTTGATATTCTAAATAATATTATTAATAGAGAATCCAAAAAATTAAATCTAGTAAATAATACAGAAATTATATGCAATTTCAAAAAACAAACTAAAAAACCGGAAATGTTCCACGAGGAACAATTGTTCTGCATTGACTTTTCTGATCCAGACAATACAAATCAAATCAAACCTGACGAATCTAGAAATTCAATTGAAAATCTACTAAATGACTACTATAATAATATGGATACATTCAGTCTTTTTTAATTTAATTGGTATAATAACATAATATGCCAAAGTTAATAATAGAAGATATACAAGAAGATATTATTCAGGAAAATATTAATAAAACTCCTATATTAATAGAGGATAAAGATAAACGTATATTTTTACTAGAAAATAAACCTAATAATTTGATAATAGAAGGAGAAAATTATTTTGTATTAAAAACATTATTACCAGAATATAGAAATAAAGTTAATTTGATATATATAGACCCGCCATACAATATTGGATTGAATTTGTTACTATATAATGATAATTATTCTAGGAATAATTTTAAGCATGATTTTTGGTTGGGATTTATGAAGAAACGGTTGTTGTTAGCTAATGAACTACTGAATAAAGAATCTGGAGTAATACTTTAATACTTATAAGTATAAATAAAATAGAATTGGCTTATTTGAAAGTTTTATGTGATGAAATATTCCCAGAAAATAATTTTGAGTTGCTTGTTTGGATAAATAGAAATAATTCAGTACATATCAAAAAATCGTTGTCAAATAATACTGAATATATATTATGTTATTATTATGGAAAGAAAGATGCTGTATTTAATTTTAAAAAATCTGAAAAGAAATTTAAGTATAATGATGAATATGGTGGATATAATTTATTATTAATAGAAAAAAATAATTATGGTTTAAATAAAAGAGAATCAATGTATTTTCCTATAATTGACAAAAAGACTGGAATAGCATTTTATCCAAAAGAAAATAAACGCTGGGCATTTGGAAAAGATAAAATTGAAAAATTGAATAATGAAAATAAATTATATTTTGATTATAATAAGAATAGAGTATATTATATAGTTAGAGAAGATTATTATAATAGTTGTAGGCCTGTATATTCAAATATATTACTTTCAGAAGATTGTGGCACTTATAGTGAAGTTAAATCTAAAAAAGAAATTGCTAGAATATTAGGCAAAAATGTTGTTTTTGAAACAGCAAAGCCATGTAAATTAATTAAACATCTATTAAAAATCTTTAATAAACCAAATTATATTATATTGGATTTCTTTGCCGGATCTGGTACTACAGGCCACGCTATATTAGAATTCAATAAAGAAAATGATTATAATAATCAATTTATCCTAATAAATAATAATGATAACAATATCTGTAGTGATATATTATATCCACGCTTAGCTAAACTAATAAATGGATATATTGATCAGATTAGTGGTGAATATATAGATGGAATTTTAGCAAATTTAAAATATCTTAAATTAAATTTAATTTAAGATATAAATATATATCTGAATGATTATTAATATTAAGAGTATAACAAAAAAATGAAAGAAATAAATATTTTTTTTGATTTAGACGGTGTTATTGTAGATTTGAAGTCTACAGTAGCTAATAAGTTAGAGATATTATTACATAATGATGAACATAGAAAAGCCTTATTAAATAGAAGTAAAAAATTTAGTCTTAAATACTATTTTTGGATATTAAATCAGCTTAGGAATATTAGTGATTTAGAGAAATTGCCATCTACTGCTGGATATATTATTGATTATATACTTAGTTTTTTAACGCTTAATGATTATAAGATTTTTAGTGAGGTTATAGTTTTTGATGAAGTAGTAGATTTTGTTAGTAATTTTAAGGGTTTATTAAATAATTTTTTAGCTGACAATGTTAAATTGAATATATTAAGTGCGTATTTAAAGCCTAATACAGAATATTTTGATGAGTCTGAAAGAAAAGAGATAGTGCAGAAATGTATAAAAGAGAAAGAGGAATTTATTAATAATCAACTTAATTTTATTGATAATTATTTTTTAGTTGGTAGAAAGGATAAAGCAACTTTTGCTGTTAAATATAGTCCAGCTATTTTAGTTGATGATTATGAAAAAAATGTAAAAGAATTTATATCTTCTGGAGGTTATAGTATTCTATTCAACTCTGCTAGACATAATGTCTTGGACTTGAAAAATAAATTATTAACTATTTTGAATAATTTATTAGAAGAAATAGATGAAGAAAAAATAAATATGGATAAAGCCGATTCTGAACTATTTAAATCTAACATTTAATAATATGAATAATAATCAACTATTAAATAAATCTAATAAATCAATTTTAAAAACTGATAATTTAGATAAGAATAATAAAGAAAATAATAATGATGATAATAAAAAAGATAGTTATTTGAAATGTAACAAATGTGGATTCATTTATATTTCTGCAGCAGAAAATAAAACTAATAAATGTCCATTATGTAAATCAGAAGATAAAACAGATATTGATGTTGACAATAAAGACAGTGAAAATAAGTCTGAAAATAAAGATGAACAAAATCAGATTGAAGAATTAGATAAGCTTGAAAATAATTTGAATACACTAAATAAACAATTAGATGATATTAAATATAATTTAAGTTATAAGTCTGCATTTAAAGATTTAAATCAGCATTTTGAAGATTCTATTGTTGGACTAATAAGTCTAGTATTAACTACAGATTTTATCGATAAATCATTTAAAGCAATGCAACAACAAGTTACAGATATTAGTAAAAAGAATGAATATGTCGATTTAAAGAAAAATATAGATAAAATTTTAGATTATTTGGATAATATAAATGAATCGTTGATATTACGTCGTGGTGTATTTATGAACAAAAACAGAAAACAGAAACGCAATAAAAAGAGAAATAGTTTGATATATCAGCAAATTCCATTATGGGCTGCAATGGATTCTGGTGATTATTCTAAATTATCATCTGACAGAAATATACAGAATGCTGTAGATAATGGTAGCATAGATGCTTCAGATGTACCACTATTAGCTTAAAATCAAATTAAAAATAAGCTACAGAAGAAAAGCTACAGAAGAATAACCATTTTTAAGTAAATATACACTCTGCTCTATTATTTTACTACCAGTTATATTTGTATTGAATTCTATAGGCCATATATATGTTGGCTTATATATATCAGCTACTTTTCTACTAAAATCAACTACTTCTTGTAATACTTCTTCTTTAGAGTGATTATCTCCATCATTTGGATTCCATGAATGCTCATATAACACAAAATCTACATTAGGCATACCACCATTAGGTATTTTCTGTGTATGTCTTCCTACAAATCTATCTGGAGCAAAACGTTTAATTAGATTAATAAAATAGTTATGTCTATCTTTATCAAAATATTCTGAGCTTTCAATACCAATAACAAATGCTGGACAATACGGTCTTAATATAGTAGTCAATACACCAAAAAAACGTTCATATTCGGTATCTGATAAATTATGATATTTAATATTTTCTCCATCATCACAGAAAAATACAGGTATAGGATAACCACCAAGCTCAAATATACGCTTAACATAAGATTCCAATAATAATAGCTTTGTATAATTTATGTCTTTAGCAAATCCAGATTTAAAGAAATTAATAGGGCCATCATCATTAGCATTACTTAACAAAAATATCAAACTATTACATTTAGCGCTAGTATAAGCCAATAACATTTCATTTCTTAAAGATTCTGAGTAGTTATCTGCAAAAAAACACCAAGAGTTATACATTGTGCCATTATTCCGATAAAATAATGATGTAATTAATGGTGGTTTAATTGCTATTTCTTTATATCCACCAATATTTTGCAGAATAATCTGATTTGTTGTATATAGTTTATTTAAGTCAGTGGCCATAGTTTAAAAATTCCATTAAATTAAATATGTTATTAACGATATATTGGAAAATATAGTCACAAAATATATTTATTTTTAAATTAATAATTTAATAACATAAAAAATTACTGTCTGGTTGTTAAGCCAGACAGTAATCAGGAGAGATAATGTGTTTTATAGGAGGCTATTTAATCAAATCAAATATTTCAGATATTTTCTCTTTAAGATTTTCTGGAAGCTTCTCAATCAATGATTTCACTGTTGTTAAATGTCTATCTTTGTTTATTGTTGCATCTATAACTTTTTTTAGGAAGAGTACTATATATGTTGGGTCTAGTTTTGTTATTAGATTGAACAATTTTTCTGTCAATTCTTTTTTGTTTATATTTTCTACAAAGAACTTTGCTGAGCTAATTGTATATATATAATACTCCATCGAAGTTAACTTCTTTACATTAACTGCCAATAAATCATCTATAGATTTGAATCTATTAAATACTATGACATATTCTAGTAATTTTGTTGCGGCTTCTTTACCTATAGCGGCCGATGTGGTTTCCAAAAATAATTCTCTATTATCTAACATCTCATCTAGAGAGGGAGTGATGAAATTCATCATATTTGTCCAGCTTCTTGGGCTTGGAAAAGGTTCATTTTCCATAGTGTCATTGTAATAGTGGAAATATTTGTTATTTGTTTCGTATTCCAAAAAGCTTGTTACTATATCTGCTATTTTTTTCTCGATATTTGTTGATTTTAAGTAGTTTTTCCAGGAATCATAGTCGGCTTCTACGTTGAATTTGAGCAAACGATTGACTACTGGTGCTAACATTATATTGGCACCAGCATTGTCTTCAACGCCATTGCCAGCTAGAACAAATATTGAATTTTCAGGGAATTTATGCCCGTTGACATAATGATGTGTCAAGATTTGGAATAATATCCCCTGTTTATTCTTGTCTGCCAAATGAATATCGTCGAATAAGAAAATGTAGTAATCATAACCTTCAGGCAGATTTAAGATTTCTGGTTTTGACCATGTTCCATTTGGGGTTGGAACACCGGTAAGTTGTTCAAGCAATGTGCTGTGAAGATATATTATTTTTATATTACATTTTTTATTTGTCTCTTTTTCGAATTCTTTTATTGTCTGTAAAAAAACTTCAGTTTTACCAATACCAGGCTTTCCTGCGAGCATAATTGAAGTTTTTGTTGTTATTGCATTCTTTATCGTTCCTTTTAGATTTTTTACGTTGACTTTCATTGTTTATCTCTCCTTTATTTGTTTTATCTTCTATATATATTATACCATTATTTTGGAAAAAAACGGGTGCTATTTTAAAAAATTTTTCATTTTAATACTTTCTCTAAATAATTGATAATCAGATATATTTGATAATTTATTATAAGCTATATCTTTGGTCATTTTCTTAAAGCATTGATTACAAACAAATTGTATATTATCTAAATGTTTTGAATGTTTTGTATATAATTTTTCATCTATTATTCTTAATATGTCTTTAAACAAATCATTAAAGAAATAATAATTACTACTCTTTTTCAACTCCGTACTTTTTAAAAACATCTTTAATAATCTGAAAAACAAACTATTTGACTTATCTAAATAACTATTAACATTACCACATATATCACAATTTACTCTACTATAATTATCAATTTTATTTAAGATATTATTAATTTTTGTTCGCATTGTATATCTCCTTTCTTTTAATTCTTTAAATTTCTTTAAATTATCTTTAAATTATTTGTATCAATTAAAACTGTTTTAATACCTTTTTTCAATATCTTTTTTGTCTCATCAATATCAGACAACATATCTGATATTATCACTGCTACTGACAATTCATTATAATTCTTTTTTGCTATCAAATTAATCTTTTCAAAAACTTCCTTATGACTCGTACCACCACAACATCTTCTAACTAATATATCTTTTTCAAGCGTATTGATATTATTTTTATTATAAATCTTATAAAAATTAATTTTTTCATCGTGTTTAATAATATGCACTTCTTTAAAATATTTAATCAAATTAACTATTATTGGAATTGCTTTTTCCAATTCATCGTTTGAAACTGAACCTGATTCATCAAGTGCTATAACAATACTACCATAAGTTAATTCATCAGAATCATCTGAAGGCAACATTTGCCCTAAAGCCAGACCAGACAATCTTGGTTTTGACCAGGTATAAGCCATCTCTTTATCAAGAACATTCAAAATAGATTTTTTAAGTATTTCAGTTAATGTTTTTCGATTCGAATACTCTCTATATTTTAATAGAGATTCAATTATAGCATTTCCGCTTCCTTTCATTTTATTTTCTGAAGAATTCAATTGTGATACGGTTGCAACTATTTCTTCTATTTTTTTCTTGATATTATCATTTAGTTTTGACATATCATAATTTTTAAGAGATGGAATCTTTTTGATATTTTTGTTTATATTTGAAATATCATCATAAGAAATCTGACTATTATTGTTATTACCATTATTATCAGAATTATCAGATTTATTAGATTTATTAGAATTATCAGAAGTGTTAGATTTAGAGTTGTTAGACTTATCAGAATTATTATTGTTGTTGGAATTGTTTTGATTTTGTTGATTCTGCTGGTTTTGTTTCAAATCATCATATACAATTTCTTCTAACTGCTTTAGATATTTTGTCTCGTAAAGTCCAATTTTTTTGAAGATTTCTATTGCTCTAGCAAATTTGTTGTTTTTTGAAAAGTATTCTATAATGTTACCGTTAATAACATAATCACCAGCAACATTATATAATACTTTATCTTCTTTTCTCTTTGCTCTTTCGGTGTGATTATATATAATATGAAGTATTTCGTGAATTATTATTAATTCAAGAAATTCAGCAAAAAGTTTATCTTCATTATTGACAATCTTCATTATTTCTTGTGGATTGATATATAAATTGATTTTACCATTGACAACGCTGATAGCTGCAGCTGGTATATCAGATTTATCATCTGCATCATCTGCGAGATTTAAATTGGCTTCGTTCAGAATCAGGGATATGAAGAACAAGTCCCCAATAAGATATTTTGTCTTTATTGCATTTATTAAATTTAATAAATGCACATTTATTAAACTTTCTATTTTTTCTTTCATTTTTGTTTCTCCTTCTATATATATTATACCATTTTTCTCAGAAAAAGAAGGTGATAATTAATTATTTTTTTGTTCTTTAAGCTCTCTTATTATTTGATTATAACAACTTTTACAGATTATTATCTTTGAATTAGTTATATTTTCTATATTTTCTTGTAATTCATTGATTTTAAATAATATTTTTAAATATATCATTAGTAATATATTTTTTTTAAGATTTTTATTTGTAAATATATTGGACAAATTAAAATAATTAAAATATCCACCACAGATTCGACATCTATTAATCTTTTCTTGTCCTTCAACAGAATTATTGTTTATACTAATAAGATTATCTAATATACTATTCATAATTACCTCCATTATTTATTCCATTATTTAACAGGCATACACCCATAATATATTTCCTGTAAGTTTCTGTAATCTTCATATACTTTCATTGTGCACCTCCATTATATTTATTGTTGAATAGCATCTTTAAACACATCGTCATAGAATGTGGTCATAGAATGTGTTTTTGTCACTTGCTTTGACCATTAGCATAGTGACAGCGAAACTATTTTCACCTAAATACACGCTTGCGTTTGGTGTGTTCTTTTCAGTTATGAACTCCATTTCATTGACATTAAAATCGTATGCGAGGATATGGAGCATTGCGAATATATCCTCGTTAAATAAGAACGAGCCGGTAGTAGCAGGAGCATCTTTGATTGTGTTATTTTCAGACCATTCAAATTTCCAAGTTCGTTTATTAAATTTCACATTATATGCTTTACCATTTACGAATCCGAGCCGTGTATTATTTTTGATATTTGGCAAAGCAAGTAGTTGATATGTAACTTTATAATTAAATTGATTATCACCGACAGCAGAGGCTTTAACGTCATTGATATTAGATGTGATTACTCTTTTTATTTCATCAGGATGGACATTCAATACGAATTGTTTATCAATGACGAGCTCGCTATTAAGGAATTCATTGAAGCTCATATTGCCAATGCACGCAAGCCCGTTCATCATAACCCATTTATTTTTATTGTCAGAAAGATGCCCTATTATAATCCTTCTATCCGCATTCTTCCTTTGCCTACTTGCTATATGATCAAATTTTTCTGCCAGATATTCAACAGCGTTATTGATTTCATTTGTGATTGCGTTTGACATAGCGTTTTTCCTTTCTTTGTTTGTTTAATTTTTACTGTTGTTTTATCTTCTATATATATTATACCACTTTTCTGAAAAAAAGAAGGTTCTTTTTTGATTTTTTAGCTAAATCATATAAGTTATTGATAATGATATAGTTATTTAATAATTTTAATATTAACAATTTAAATCTTATTTAAAAGTTATAGTTGTATTGTTTTTATTTAATAATGGCAGCAATAATGTTTTATTAGCTAATTCTTCTATGTCAAATGGGATGATATTTAATATAGTAGCTATTTTTTCTAATGTAGGAAATATTGTCTTATTCCACATAGTTTTATAATCAATTTCAAACAAATCTCTAAATTCATCTGGAAACTTATTTTTATAGCCAATTACATTTACATTGTACTTTTTATTTTTAGATTTAACATAACAAAATCTAATTTTATCATTCAAATATATCTTTTCATACTTATTTGTTAAATTAAGTTTTTCTAATAATTGATTATAGAATATCGCTGCTTTAGATTGTATTGTTGCAGCTTTTTCCATTTCCAAAAATTCCTTAGCCACTCTTTCTGAATAATATCCTTTATGAAACGATATATCATCAAAATCAAATTGCTTAAACCCATTCCACAGCTTAACTATCTCATTATATAATATAACCGGATTATTATTCCAATTTTCTTTTATAATACCCAAATATATTCTTTCCAATATATTCTTTACTTTTTCTGAAAATTCCTTCCTTTTAATCTCAATCCCAGTATATTTCATTATATCAACCATATTTATTCCATCATATATTATATTAACTAAATAATGCTTCTTCGCCAAGAAAAATCCTACCTTAGATAAATATTCAAACTTAAACTTAATCTTATCTACATAATCAGAATTAAATTCTTGCTTAATAATACTTTTTTCTATAAAATCATTAATCCTATCAATAAACTTATAAATTATAATCTCCACAAAATCTTTAATATAATTTGCATTTTTATCATAAAATTCATTTTCAGTTATATTTTTACTTTTCAAATAATTTTCTAGAAAATAACTAGTATCAATAATAACTGAGTCAGTATCAGATAATAATACTGATTCTTTAATTTTACCATTAGTTTTTCTGGAAAAATATTCGTTAATCAATTTGATAATTGTAGTTATAATAAATCTGTCAGTAATTGTTATCGCCTCAGCTAAATCTTTATCTTTTATTGGACTATATTTACTACCAAACAGTCCATATATAGAATTCATTATATTTTTTAGATTTTCTTGGAATAATTTATAGAAAATTATTTTATCTGAGTTTTTATTGGATTTTTGTAATTCTACTAATTTCTTTTTAATTGAAACACGTGTACTATACATAAAATCAATTAATGATGGTATTACTCCTAATTTAATGTTATGTCTGACAAAATAAGTATCATTTTTAGCTTTAATTAAATCATTGATATTATATTTAGCTAAATTATCTTTTTCTACTTTAGTTTCTGGAGATAAGTTTAATGTTAACATTGTCATAGGATATAGACTATTGAAATCTATACAAACTTGTGTTTTATTTCTATATGTCGGTTTAGTATCCAATACAAATGCCCCAGTATAGCCAGTTATATCATCTTCTATATTATCTTTATCTAAATATGTTTTGAAGATTTTATTGTAGTGGAATAAGCTATAATTATATAATAAACTACTAACTAATTTAGTTGTAGAAAATATGCTTTCGTATTCTACTAAACACATATTACATATAATTCTAGATAATTTTAGTAGATTTAGCTTATCCTCTAATTTCTTTAATAGAATAACATCATTAACATTATACTCTAGAAAATCGTCATAGTATTTAGTCCATCTATCTTTAAAACTAACATTATGTAATACTGTATTTTCAGTTTTAGATAGTCCTAATTCTTGCTTACTTACTGCATCTAACGAATAGCTAGCACAAGTAAACATGAATTTATCTCGATATAGTTCCATATAGTCAATAATAGAATATGTAGGAATTCTGATATTGAAATATATTTTATTAGCTATATTTTTATGATTAATATAGAATGATAGACCATAAGATTTGCCTTCAATCATTCTATTGATATATGTTTCGTCATTGAATAGTCTGATACAGCGATAGTATAGATAAGGTAGATCGAATGATTTGATATTCCAGCCTGATATTATATCTGGATGTTCTTTTTTGATAAATTCTAGGAAAGCTTCTATTAATTCCTGTTCAGAATCGAATAAATATAACTCATTTATAAGTTTACTATGGTCTCTATTTATTCCAGATTTATTAGCAAAACTGATAATTTTGTTATTATAAATATCATATATTGATATTAATACTATAGGATTTTTAGCTACAAATATATCTGGTATTCCTTCATCTGTACCTATTTCTATATCTATAAAGTATATTTTTAGGTTATGTTTTGAAAATGAATATATTTTTTCAATTGAATGTAATGGATATATTTGATTTGCAAATTTATGATGTATATATTCTTGTGTAGGAGTAAATGAGCTGATAATATCTATTATACTACCATAATTTTCATGAAAATTATTACGTTCTATGTTGTTTGCAAATATTAATTTTAATATATTATTACCATAAATATCAACAAAATCTTCTTTTCTCAAAATCGATTTAATTAAAGAAATATCTATCTTGTCCTTAAAACTAATATAAGAATATGGATTAAATTCTTCTAATGTGGCTATTCTATTACCGGCTTTATCCCAAGTATATAATTTGACTACAGATTTATTATTCAAATTATTAAAATAAATCAGATTTCTATACATAAAAATACTTTTTCTTTTTAATCATTATACCTTATTTAAATTTTTTTGTTGACAAGATTTAAATATAATTTAAATATATATCATACATTTTATTTGCTGATATAATAGGATCAGCATAAATTGATACATCTATACCTTCTTCAAGCCCACCTCTTATTTGCTTCATTTGTTTAGCATCAAATTTCGGATTAGCAAAAACAGAAACATCAATACCACCTTTTAAGCCATTATATATTTCGCACATTTGATATTTATCAAATTCTGGATTAGCATACCAACTAACATCTAATTCTTCTCTTAAACCTTGAGCAATTAATCTTGCTTTATTTGGAATTTGACTGTTTTTACTCAATAATAACCAAGATATATCTAAAAAATCTAGGTCATTTTTGAATAATTTTAAAATTTTATTTAGGTTTTTAATATATTTATATTTTTTTTAAAATTAAAAACATAAATAATAATATATAATGGCCATATATAGGACATAATGGACAATTTATGAATATATTAGATTTTTCTGGAAAATCAATTAAGATATTTATTGAAAATAAACATAAACAAGGTAAAGAATTAACTATTAAAGATTTTGTTAATTTTTCAAAATTAATCAATGAAGCAAAAATTAAAGATACTTCATTTAAGACTTATTATTTAATAACCGAATTACTAGAAAATGAGATAGAAAATAATAGTTTATTTGGAGGCAATGTATATTTAGCTAATAATATATTAACTGCAAATAGTCCAGATAATGTAGCTACTACAGCCACAACTATAACACAAGATAATCAAAATAATATAGAAAATGCTATATTATTTGATGCATTTATAAGTAATAATGTTTTAGTATTATATTTTAATTATAATAAACTGTTTATGTTTCTTAATAAATTGATTGGTGGGGTTGAAGGTATATATAGAGAAAAAGAGAATGAGGTGGTATTATTATTGTCAGATAATTATAGTTATGATTTTCTGGATAAAAAATTTCAAGAAGAATTAGAGAAAAAGATTATTGATAATTTGAAAACCAATTTGATATTATTGAAAAAATTAGATAATTCTTTAGATATCAAATCTAGATTATCTAAGATAACTAATTTTTTAAATATCGCATTTTATTCTGATGATGATAACAAACGTAAATTAAAAATTATATTTAATCATGCTATAGTATTCTTTAGGAGCTGAAAATATGAATGATAGAATTAATTTATTTGAAAAAGAAATATCAGAATTAGATAGATTATCTAACAAAATTGAAATGATACCATCTAACAATATTAAAAATATATTACATTTTATTATTGCAGAAACCTATAAGAATATATCAAGATACGTTGACGGTGATATTATAACAGAAGGTAAATCATTTGGTAATATCAAATATGTAGAAATAATCAGATTTTTAAAATATATTATCAATCACGTATCCAATTCTACAACTAAAACCGTACTAAATGAACTTATT